TGGCTGCACCGGGTCATGCGCTGGAGGCAGTCCACGCAGTGGCGCTGCTCCGGGGTGGCCTCGATGCCGCCGTCCACCGTGCCGATGATGAGAGGCGGCACGTCGTCGCCCAGGGAACTCTCCATGTACCGCAGACAGGGGAAGATGTCCCCCTTCCAGTCCACGGCGATCATGGCCCCGTTGCCGCCGCACCAGTTGTCGTCGTCCTCCTCGTCCATGGGCTGGAAGGTGTCCTCCTCATACAGGGAGACATAGATCTCGTCGTGGAGGTCGCGGTCGAACAGGTAGTCGGCGAACTCCACCATCTGGCGGTAGAGGGTCTTGGCGTGCTCCACCGTCCAGCCCTCCTCGAAGACGCAGTTGCAGAAGATCTGTGTGTAGCCAATCTGGATCAGATTCTCCAGCGCCCGGGCGGTGTAGGCCACGTTGCCGGGGGCCAGGGTCATCTTGGTCCCGATCTCCCCGTAGCGGGCCACGTAGTCCTTGGCGGCGGCCACGGCCAGGTCGTAGCTCCCGCTCCCGTCGGGGAAGACCCGGCAGGCGTCGTGGAGCTGCTTGTCCCCGTCGATGGAGACGGAGAACGAGATCCAGGGGTGGTACTTGGCCAGGAACGCCTGCACCCTGGGGTCGAAGTACAACACCCCGTTGGAGCAGATGGACACCCGGAAGCGGAACAGCCAGGGGTGCCCCTCCAGGATCATCTTGTGGATGGTGTACTCCGCGATCTGCTCGATCAGGTCGATGGCCAGGAGCGGCTCCCCGCCGATGAACTCCAGCATGAAGCCGCAGGTGTTGGAGAAGTTGATGTAGGGGTTCTCCCCGGCCAGCAGAATGTCGATGAAACGCTTGGCTGTGCTGAACTCCATGACGTGGTGCCCCTTGTGGCCCTGGTAGCAGTAGGTGCAGCGCAGATTGCAGCCGTCAGTCACCTGTAGGGTGACGCTGCGCACCTCCCGCTCCGGGTCGGGCCACAGGCGGGCCACGCTGTTCTGGAACTCCTCAATCCGCTTCCGCATGGCGGGCCTCCCTCCAGTACAGCTTCTTCTCCCGGAAGTCCACCCGGGGGCACAGGCACTGCTTCGGGCACCTGTGGGCATAGGTCAGCAGGCACCGGGCGATGGCCTCCTGCAGCTGCAGCGCGTAGTCCGCGCTCTCCCGCCGGTACCGCACCAGCAGCTCCTGGGGCACCGGCAGCTGCTGGTCCCGGATCTGGTCCAGGACCGTCTTCCGCCACAGGCGTTCCAGGTACAGCCGCTCCACCTCCTCGGCGTCCTCAGTGGCCACGGCCGCCTCCTTCTGTTCACTCCATTTAGGGCACCACAATTTTTCCATACAGCTCCTTTATGAATGCGATATACCGCTGCATCTGGGCGGCGGACAGCCTCCCGGTGGCCTCGGCATTGGCGTAGCCCGCCGCGACACAGTTGTCGTGGATGGCGTCCTTCATGGCGGAAACCGCAGGGGCGTCCGCGGTGGCCACAGCTGAGGCGCAAGAGATTCCCCGGCGGTCCAGCTCCCGCACGATGCAGTCCTCGATGTCGTTCACGTCCGAGGCCCGGGCGATGGCGTCCAGCACCAGGTCCTTGCCCAGGGCGCCGTAGACCTCTGCCATGTTCGTGCCCGTGCAGCCGTTGTCGCAGTAGCTCTTGCAGGTGCCCGTACAGCTGGTGCAGTCGTTGGCGCAGGCGTCTCCACAGCTGCCGCAGCCGGTGCAGCCGGTGCCGCAGCCCGTGCCGCAGCCAGAGCAGCCATAGCAGCCCCCGTCGCAGTCGCCGCTACAGCCCGACCCGCAGCCGGAGCAGGCGTCTCCGCAGCCGCCGCAGCTGCCTGAGCAGGAACCCGAGCAGTTGTATTCGCAGCTCCCACCGCAGGAGCCCATGCACATCCCGCTGCATCCGGCGCAGCCGGTCCCACAGGCGTTGGCGCAGGTGTCGCCGCAGGTGCCGCACATGTCACTGCAGGTGCTACAAGACGACATCTCTCACCCCTCCTTCAGCTTGCCGCGGATCTGTTCCATCAGGTCAAACCGCTTGGCCGCCAGACACATTCGGATCAGCAGGGCGGCGTAGATCCGCTGGTCCGTCTCGCCGTTCAGGTCCAGGGCGCCGATGCCCGTCTCCTCCAGCCAAGCGGCGATCCCGGCGGGGTCCTTCTCGCCCAGGGTCACCGTGCCCTCCAGCACGGTCAGCTTGTAGTCCCGCCCCTCCACGCAGTCCACCCCCGTCAGGATCACGCGGAAGGCGTCGGCGCTGGCGGGGCAGTAGGTCACGATCATGCCGTCCGCCACCGCGTCCCGCACCGCGTTGGTCAGCAGATCGCTGGGCTCCAGGCCGTTGATCGTGTCCCGCACCGTCTCGGCCAAGGCCACATCGTTCCCGGTCAGGCAGGTGTTCAGGTCGATGATGGCCACCATCTCGGCTCTCTCGTTGTCACCAATCATACAGTTGCCTCCTTACGTTGCCCACGCGGCGTGGGTGGGCACCCACTTCTCGCCGTCGTAGTACTTTATAATGCTCTCGTTGCCGGTGTCGATCCACAGGATGGACGTGTTCTCCGGCGCAGTGGCCCCCACAGCGAAGGCCTTGATGCTGTCCGGCAGCTGCTCCAGGGGCACCTTGCCGTCTGCGTCCAGGTCGGCCTTCTTCTCGTCCATGTCTTTGAGCACCCCATCCAGGATGTCGGCGTTCTCGTTGAAGTCGTCCACGTTGTAGTAATCGGTCTGCGCCGGTTTTTTCAGCTTGAGAAATTCCGTCTCCGTCATGCTTGCAGCTGCCCCTCTCTGATGGTAGTGTGCTGGAAGGCCGCCAGCTCCCCGTGGGTGTACTGGCTGGCCATCTCATGGGTGCGGTAGTAGATCACGAACTCCCAGGCCAGGTGCGCCGGGAGGATATCGTCCAGGGCCGCCTGCAGGTCCTCCAGGTTGGGCGGGATCCCAATGGTCCCCACGAAGTGGATCTCCAGCCGGTACTCCGGGGCGAATTCCCGCACGTCCACCTGGCCGTTGCTGAAGCTCTCAGAGACGGCCTGGATCAGGGCCACGGTGGTGGTGCCCTGGCCCCGCAGCTTGGCCACCACACGGGTGCGCCGGAACTCCAGGTCCCGGGTGTGGTCCGTCTGGAGCCCCAGGGCGCTCTCCCAGCAGTCCAGGCCCCAGGTGGCCGTGTGGGGGTCCAGCTGGAGCAGCAGGTCGTCCCGGCCGCTCCACGCCGCGTCCACCTCCGGCTGGATCGCCATCTGGATGAGCACGCTCTCGCTGCTGCCCTCGTAGTACTCCGGCAGATAGCTCAGCAGGGCCTTCACGCCAGGCTCACCTCCCCCAGCACGGGCACTGAGATCTCATCGGTGACGATGGTCTCCGTTCCCCCGTTCACCAGCAGCTCCCGGTAGTCGGTCACCCCGTCCACGTCCATCAGCAGGGCGGCAATGCGGTTGTAGTAGACCGTGCAGGTCTTGGCCGCGTTCTTGTCCTCCCGCTGGGCCTGGAAGGCGGCGCTGACCACCGAGTGCAGGTAGGTGTCCAACTTGGACACGAAGGCCGCCTGGACGTCCGCCAGGGCCACCTCCGAGCCGATGACCACCGTGGCGGTGACGCTGATGGCCAGCCCTGCGGCGGACGCCACGGTCACCGCCGCCCCCACCGGGCGCTGGGTCTCGATGTAGTCGGCGCAGCGGGCGACCACCGTGTCGTCCACCGGGTCCATGTCGTAGCCCACGATCACCACCCGCACGGTGCCCGGGCCGTCCCACAGCTTGTCCACCCGGCACTCCCCCACGCCGTCGCAGGCCAGCGCCCACTGGCGGTAGTGGGCCTCGTTGCCGCTGGTGGCCGGGTACTTCCGCTTCTCGTCGATGCGCTCATACAGGGCGGCGTCGCTCTCCGGGTCGGTGCCGCCGGTGGCGGCGTCGTTGATGTAGCTCTCCAGGCCGGCGACGGTCCGCAGTATCTGGTCGATCTCCCCGGCCTCCACGTTGTAGTCGTCCCCCACAGCCGCCGCCCGGACGTAGCCCGTCCCCGCGCCGCCGGTCAACGTCACGTCGCCCACCAGGTCAAATTCCAGCCCCGCGGCGGTGAAGAACGCGGTCCCCGCCGGGATCGTCACGCCGCTGCGGCCGGCGAAGCGCATGACCGCCGCCGCCTTGGTGCCCTCCCGCCTGGCCAGGCCAAGGAGATCCGCGTGGGCGTCCAGGTAATCCCCGGAGTATTCGTCCACGTAGAAGGCGCTGATCAGCTCGTCCAGGGTCATCAGCACCCGCCACAGCTCAAAGGCCACAGGCGCGGTCATGTCGTTTGTGTAACTGCCCTCCCGGGTCTGCAGCTCGGTGTCCATCCGGCTCAGGATCCTGGCCTGGATGGTCTCCGGCGTCTCACTCTCAAACAGTGGCATGGACACTCACCTCTCCATAGACGGTTTCCGCCGTCCCCTCTACCGTAAGCCGGTTGTCCTCATAGGCCACGGTGATGTTCTTCACGGCCGTGATGTACGGATTGATCAGCAGACACTCCTTCAAGTACCGGGGGGCCTCCGCCGTCTTCAGGGTGTCGCTGTAGGCCTGGCCGATCAGGGATTCAAACTCTGAGCCGTAGTCCCAGGAGTAGATCTCATAGCGATAACGGGCTGTATACAGCGCTTTCCAGATCCACACCTCCACCGCCTCCTTGCCCGTCACCATCACCGGCCGCCCCCGGCGAAAGATGGGCTTGTTGTTCTCATAGTCCCATGCCACCTCCTGGCACAGGGGCAGGGTGGCGTCGGCGCTCTCCTCCCCGGCGGGGTCGATCATCGGAAAAATGCTCATGTGGCGACCACCACCTTCATCAAGATGTAGAAGATCTGGTCGTCCTCTGTCAGCAGCAGCACCTGATCCCCCACCTCCAGGTCGATCTCCAACTGCTCCACCGTGGCCTCGTCCACCGTGGTCTGCGTGCCGTGCAGCGCTCCGCCGGTCACCGCGTCCAGCTCAGGGGAACACCCCTCGCCGCCGCACGTCACCGGCCCGCTGAGGGAGCCGGTCAGCCCGTCAAAGTCGCTGGCCCCGCCGGTGAGCTTGACCTGCCACCGGGCCCCCTTGGTCAGCCTCTCGTTGATCCGCAGCGCCTGCGCCGGCTGCTCGATCCCCGCCACTGAGATCCGCAGGGGCGCCCGCCGGGTCACTCGGCCCAGGCGCATCTTGCAGGGGCTTGCGCCCAGCCCGGCCTGGGCCGTCTCCCCGGTGGGCGTCTGCTCGCCGCTCTCCCCCCGGATCAGCGCCACCATCCGGGCGTAGGGGTTGCCATCCATCGGCATCATCTCCTATCATTCTTTGGGTATGCTACCCGCCGTCTGGCTGTCCATGATCGCCTCCAGGGACACGGTGATCTTGGTCTGGTACACGTTCCTCTGCCAGGTGTGGGTGTCGGACAGGATCCAGAACAGGCCGTAGGTGTTGGTCACCGGCTCCTGGATGGCCACCGTGTTCCCGGTGATCAGCTTCAGGTTGCCCAGGGCGTTCAGGGTGATGGTGGTCTGCATCTTGTCCTCCTCCAGCACCTGCTTGGCGTGGGCTACCGGGTCGTCGTAGGCGCTGGCCTTTATGGCCGCCTGCATCAGGCCGTACAGCTTGACCGCCTCGCTGTCCTGCTGGGTCTGGGTCAGGTTGTACTCGTCATCGTAGATGGCCACACTGTTGGTCATCTTGCTGGCACTCTCCTTGGTGGTGCAGTACAGCAGGTTGCTCCCCGGCTTCAGCAGGATGCTCTCGCTGGTCTGCTCCATCTTCACCACCTCCAGCTTCGCCCCCTGGAAGCGGATGCGGTACTTCTCCCCCGTCTGGTCCGCGGCCAAGGTGTATAGCGTCATAATGATTTTGTACAAATTGACCCCCAGGAAGTTGCGGGTGATGGCCACTCCCGTGGCGGCCAGGCTGCCCACCTCGATGCCGTATTCTCTGCACAGGGCGGCGGTCACCGCCTCGGGGGTCTGCCCCTGCACCCGCATATACTTGCTGTTGCGGGTCAGGTAGATCCCCCGGTCGTAGGCCACCACGTCAATGGTGCTGCTGAGGCTGTCCCGGGTCCGCTCCAGGGTGAAAGCGTCCATCAGCAGCTCCCCCTCGTGCCAGAACTGGGCCGAGCCGCCCAGCTCGGTGGGTGCCCGGGGCAGGTGGGTGTCCACGGAGGACGTGGCCGGGGAGAAGGACAGGGTCCGGGCGGCGTTGCGGTAGTCCCCTGACCACTTGATGGTCTTACACATCTGGGTAATATTGGCCGTCGTGCCGTCCGGGTCGGTGGTGCGGATCTTCACATAGGGCTGGTCCATGGTCTCACCTCATCACTCGCTCAGCGAGTCCTTCGATTTTTCCAGCCGCAGGGATCGCCTGGCCTTCGTCACCGCCTGCGCCGTCGTCTCCGTGGTCTTCGTGGTGGTGGTCTTCTTGGTCGAGGAGCCGCTGCTCGAGCTGCTGGGGGCCACTGTGGCCGTCATGGAGGCCAGGGTGGCCGCGTCCGGCAGGGTCAGCACCTGGCCGGGATAGATCAGGTTGGGGTTCTTGATGCTGTTGGCCGTGGCCAGCTTGTAGGCCAGGGACCCGTCCCCGTAGATGGCCTTGCAGATGGCCCACAGGCTGTCCCCCTTCTTCACGGTGTAGCTGTCCGGGGTGGCCGGCTGGCTGGCCGTCTCCGTCGGACGGCTGCTGTTCTGGGTCTGCTCCACCTGGACGTCCTCCAGGTAGCGGTACTCGTACAAGGGGATCTTGGCGGTAACGTCGTTGGTCCCATCTGACTCTCCGTACTCGATGGGGCCAAGCAGCACCGGGCTGTTGATGGCGGTGCCCACCACGATGTACCGGCACACCTGACCCTCCTGGCTCCAGGCGGTCAGCAGCTCCAGGTAATAGCTGGGGTCGGCCACCGCCTCCGCAGTGCAGAAGGGGTACAGCTGGGCCGGCAGCAGCACCTCCAGGGTCTCGTCGAACAGGCTTTTCAGCCCCGGCAGGGCGATCTGGCCCGTCTGAGCCATGTCCAGCCGCTCCACCGCCCGGCCCGACGCCATGGGGTAGCTGGCCGGCGTCACCGGCATGGTCAGCTCCTGGCCGGTCTCTGTGTTCTTCAGGATGATCTTGCGCTCCATGGCCCCTCCTTATCTGGGCACCGCCACCACCGCGGCCTGCTCCAGCCGCAGGGCGATGATCTCGGCCAGCTGGTCGGCCATCTCCTCCCCGGTCCCGGTGAAGCTGTTGCCGGACACATTGATCTGAATGCTGGCCCGCCCCGCCTGGGCGTCCTGGGCCCGGGCCTCCTGCGCCGTAAGCACCCGCTCCCCCGCGTGCAGCAGGGCCGGGTAGTCGTCGTAGGGGACGCGGTCCAGGCCGTAGGCGTAGCCGCTGACACCGCCGTAGTCGTCCACGATGGCCGCTCCTTGCGCCGCCCACCACTCGCCTGTCTCGGTCAGCTGCCCGTTGACGCTGACCGACTTCCCGTACAGGGTGGCCCCTTGGCCCTTGCTTTTCTCCTGCTCCAGCCGGTACTCATTCATAGTTGCCGCCAGCCCGGCGGTGTTGTCTCGGATGGCCGTCAGCAGGTCGATCTCGGAG